GTGTTGAGGAATCTTGGCATGGATTACCTCGTGTAAACGGAAATATTTGGCGCCAGATAGATGGGCGACTTGTCGCGCTCTTCCGACTCGGCATCATTGAGGTACTGTGCGGCCATCTTCTCGAGGTACTGGATGCGGTCCAACTGGACGGCAGGCAACTCCAAAGACATGCGGTGGGACAGGTTCATCAGGATAGCCTCGTACCAGCGCTGTGGTATCTCCAACTGCCCGGACAAGGCCCCGACGTCCATGATCTGGCGCGAGTACCAGACGGTCATCTGCACGAACGTGTTGGACGGCACCGGCCACAGGTACATGGTCGGCTGCGGGATGGTCCGGTTAAACCAGAACTGAAACGGCTGATTGGCCGTAAAGTTCTTGTTTGGCAGGTTGGTGTAGTCGTCACGGTTCAGGCGCGACATCTCAATCTCGCGGCTGTTGTTGCCCAAGTACCACTCGCGGATCGCCAAAGTGGTGTTCCCAAAGGCCTGAATGCGGTAATACTGGACATTGGCGCCCGGGTCAATGTCCTGCCATATCCATTGGCCGTCGGTAACCGTAACAGCCGTCTCGGTGTACAGAGTCGTCCAGTTGATGTTGTCGTTGGACGACTGGTAGTAATAGCTCCATGTGGCCGTGCCGCCGCCTGAGACGTATGGCATCAGGCCGATCGAGCCAATGTACTGCGGGTCTGAGGCGCCGTAATCAACCACAATGTTGCCATTGGAGGTTGACTGCTGGCAGTAGGTCGTGATGTCGTCATCGGCCACGTTTGCGGTCACTCCGCCTGCCGACGAGGTATAGGTGCCGGTGGGCTGATTCATCGTCCTGTAGAGCACATTTAAGGCGTCTACGGCCCCCACCGGTAGGGAGTAGATGTACTGGTCTGCGTTCAGGCCAATAACAGTCTTGTTGATGGCCCAGTAGTTGATGCCGAGGTTGGCAAGGTTGGACAGCAGGATGAACAGAGACTCTTTGGACGAGGCAACCTGCTCAGACGTCAACTCCTCGGCCAGCTTGCCACAGCGACGAGCGCCGTGGTCGATAAGCTGCTGTACCGTGATAACTGTCTGACCGACGGTCCCAGAGTAAGCCATTGAGGTTCCTTTACCAGCCGGGGCAATCCCAGCGCTTTAACGACGCCTTCGCACGAGGTGCATCACCCTTGGAATGCTCCACAACACCGCTCATGCGGGCGCAGAACGAATTCTTGCGCTTTCCGCCTTGCGGCTGGGGTGCCTTCAGATGCGATCCAGTTTCCCGATTGTACTTGGCACGGCCCTTGGCTGTCAGCCCCGCCCCTGCCTTTGTTGATAGTTTTTCACCCCGTCCGACAGCCAAGCTTGGACCGCCATCAGCTTTTCCTTGAACCGTTTTAGCGGACTCTCGGAAGGCGTCAGCCGTTGGCGCACCTTTGCTGCCAACTCGGCGCATCTTTTCACCAGAGCCTTCAGCGATTCGCTCACGTTTTGCATGAATGTTGGCATACAGTCCACCTTCCTTCATCTTGTCAGCCTTGGCAAACTCTTTGCCTACGGATTGAGGCACGCCACCGAAACCGCCCTTTGTGTGGGCGGCCGCTTCCATCAGACGATGTTGAGCCGGTGACTTGCTTGGCATATCAAGCCTGTGCCTCTTTCCAAGACAGACGAGCTTGGACGTTTGCCGCAGTTGTTGTGGTTACAACAACGTACAGAACATCTGGGCCGTCTGGGTACAAGCCTGCTTGAGTTGTTGGTACGGTGTTGTTTACACCACCACCCAAGATTGAATTACCCAAGTCACGCGCGTTTGCCAAGTCCAATGTGTTCACACCAGCAGGCACATACAGCGCCGCCAGTGATTCTCCGCCTGTAATGGTTGAGGCCGTTCCAGATGATCCATTGACCGCAATTTGTGCCAGCGAGGACGTAAATCCACCAGAAAGCTGTAGAGGTGAAGTAAATGATGCAACAGAACCAGTGCCAGAGAATGCGGCAGCAATACGACCATTCAATACCAAGTTCACCAACACGTTGGCAGTAGAGATGATGGACACCGAGTCCAACTGCAACTGCATGCGGTTGATGGTTTCTTTCAAGCCCAATGTGTCTGTACTTCCATTGTCCACCGATGGAGCAATACGGATTGCCATCAAAGCGTAAGAACCAGCGGCTGCAATAGTCAAGAATGACGTCATGCCGTAGTTAAAAATCAGCGACTTGTCGTCGTTGAACTGGCCGTCCATGATGACCGACGAGCCCCAATGCGAGATTGAAGGCACAGAGTCTTGGGTAGCATATTCAACAGTTACAAAAGCTGTTGCGCTGTAGGTAAACGCCGTTGCTGCTGAACCGCCAGTTGCGCCACGAGTGCATCCAGTCAACGAGGTGGAGGTCTTACCCGTGTAGGTAACGTACTCAACAACACCAGCGGCTCCGCTTCCAGTAATTTTGGCTGTACCGCTTGTGTTGAACAATGAAGTATCAGCCACGGGAATAGTGGTAGAGCCAGTAGTAATTGAGGCCGTCAGATAAGTCGTAGGTGTCAAACCACTAGACTCATAGTGCGCTGGCAAGTTACCAGAGCGCATAAAGGCTTCGTACTGGACGTTGTTGTTCTGTACTTGGTGGCAGTACGTCACGGCACCGCTTTGGCCCCTAAAGCCCCAACGAATTGAACCAGCGCCATACCAAGAGTAGTCGATGTAGAACATCTGCATACGGCTCAGATCAAGGTTGTACCCTGAAGGGCCGGTGCCATCCATAGGGTCAAACCACGTCGAACGCGCATACTTTGTATCTGTCGTGACAGACATGATGTAACCACCATTTGGCGAGTTGGTTGAATCATATGAATTACCGCGATACTCAGGCGCAATGGTCAATGATGTATCGCTTGCAATAGCAATAACACGGTATGACTGACCGCGAATAACAGCAAACTGACCGGGCACAAACGCTGTTGTAAAGTTTGTACCAACACCAGTAACCGTTGCATTGCCTTGCGTTACTTGAACATAACCAGTAGTTTGAATAGTCGATGAACGAACCACTGCATACAACTGTTGACCATCATATTGGAAGAAAATTCCGTTTTGCTGATCAAAGATACCAACTGAGTTTTGGGCGCCGTACCAAATGGTTGGGTTCACTCGAATTGAGTTACCAGTAGCAGGTGTCGAAGGAGGGGTGTTAATTACAGTGGTTGAATACTGAAAAGTAGTCCTTGTAAAACCACCGCTACCAATTACAAACGTACCGTTGTACTGAGTTGGAGTAGCACCAGATACTTGAACGGTTGTACCAACAGCCAAGTTATGTGGCGCAGACGTTGTAACCGTCACAGTGGTTCCAGAAGCCGTCAAAACAGCTTGGAACAGCGTTGGTTGCAGCGAAGAGCCGGTAGAGAACTGAATGCCCTTACCAGACTGGTAGCGGAAGTAACGACGGGTTTGACGGATCAACTGTTGATTGGTAATCGTACCGCCAGCAGAGAATGCAACACCGCCGTCGTATGGGCGGGACTCAACCCATCCAGCAGGGCGCATATAGACGTTTAATTGTCCTGCGCTGTTTGTTGGGCTGGTGACCGCAGTTGCCGTGGTGAAAGTAAACGTGCTTGCAGTTGGAACTGTGGCAACAATCCATGCACCATTTACGTTTACATCACCTGCAAAACCAGTCATGTAAACGTAGTCACCAACATTTAAACCATGAGCATAGGTGGTAGTGCAAAGTGGGGTTGTGGTTGCGCTTGCAGTGATGCAGTTTGCACCAACTCGGAATCCGCAGTTGCTGTAAAAATAACCGGGGTACACATAAGTTTTACCGGGGTTATAAGTGTTTGTAGTCGCAGTAGCGTTGGCGTCAATCAAGAACTCTACATAGCTACCAGCACTTACGGCATTTACTAACCACCAACCATTGATGTTGGGGTTTGTAGAGCCTTGGATAAAGATTGGGGTTACGTTAGCAGTGTATGCCGCTGTACCGCCTGTGGTGGGCATACTAACTCTAACCGTGCGACTTCCATTCGTGGTCTGAATACCAAGATTTGAAGCAGAATTGGTGATGATGCTGGAAATCTGGGGGATGTAATACGCACCCTGACGATTGTTTTGCAGGTTGATGGACTCCCACTTGGTAGGCTGCTGGCCGTACTCAAAGTCGGTATCAATCAGTGCTTGCGGTGTAGACACACGCAACTTATCCACCGGGTCATACGCAGCAGAACGTGACGATGTCTGAGTGCGTAATTGATTATCTGTCTGGCTA